GAACACAAGGAGAAAGCATGAGTGCAATTGTAGTAGTTCAGTCAGCGAATCTTGTTGCCGACCCGACCGTGAAGTACACGACTACGGGCAAGGCTGTCGCTAATTTCCGGGTCGCCGTAAACGAGGGATTCGGCGACACAAAGAAGTCCTACTTTTTCAACGTGGTTGCTTGGGAGGATTTGGCCGAGCAGGTAGGAAAACTTACCAAGGGCCAAAAACTAGGTCTCTACGGGAAACTTACGTCCCGTGAGTACGAGAAGGACGGGCAAAAGCGCTCGGTCGTGGAAATCGTGGTGAACGCGATTGACGTACGGAAAACGGACAGCGCGAAGCCCGCCGCCCGCCCGCAACCGCAGAGGGAAGAAATTGATCCGGACAGTGTCCCTTTCTGATCCTAAGACGTGCTTCAAGTGTGGGTTTACCAAGACTCGGGCGGATTTCTACGCCCACCCGCAGATGAGAGACGGGTTGCTCGGCAAGTGCAAGGAATGTACCAAAAATGATTCGACTACTCGCCGCGACACCAAGATTGAAGAAGTCCGAGCGTATGATCGAGACAGAGCAAATTTGCCTCATCGAGTCAAAGCTAGAAAAGAATACTGGGGCTGGTATATTAAAGCATATCCAGAGCGGGTAGCCGAAGCCCGCAAGAATTATCACCAAAACAATCCTGATAAGAAGCACGCGCACATAACCACGGGAAACGCGATACGAGATGGTAAACTGATTCGTAAGCCTTGTGAAATTTGCGGCAATCCAAAAGTAGAAGCGCATCACGAAGATTATTCAAAACCGCTAGAAGTCGTTTGGCTTTGTAAACCGCATCATTTTCAAGCCGACGCCCGAAGGCGAGAAAGAGAAGGTCAAAAACCATGAGACTACTGATTGCTGTCAGCGTGTACTTCTTGCTAGTCGCGTACACTCTCCGCTGGTTTCACTTGTTTGTGAAGACCGACAATGACCGTTAGCCTCAAAGACGCGATGGCACGGGCGACCCGCGATTGTATGGCATCGCCCGAAGAGATAAACAACGTTCAATCCCGATTTTTGGAAAAAACCAAATGTCCGCAGTGTCAAGAAGCAATGAAGCGGTTCCCTCCGGGCGTTTGGCAGTGTGTCAACAGGAAGTGTAAGAATTTGACGGCGTATATACGGAAAACGGACGCCCGTGAGTAAAGAAACGATACGCACAATAGCGGCGGTTTGTTCTGTTCTGATACAAATTGTCGGGCTTCTGATTCTGGTACACTATAGGCCACGATGACTACTTGCATTGATTGCGGGCAACCTACGACGCCCGGCCCCGGCAGCGCCCGCTGCAAGCAGTGTTGGGATGACCGATGCGGGCGGTCTGGGATAGGCTTTTGTTCAGAGTGCGGATGCCCGATAAATTCTGATATCCCCTACGATATCTGTTGGCAATGTTATGAAGACGGAAAATAAATACGAGCCGCGTTACAGCGGCCCGAACCGCAGCGGTATTTGTGTCTGCGGATGCCCGTGGGACGATCATCACCTTGGAATAGTGATGAATCAGGACTACGCGGAACAAACGGGCGAGGTGTACGTGCCCGAAGAATGTGAAGCCTTCGGATTCAACGAATGCGGCGGACAGAAAGTCGTTGACGGGCGCTGGGTCGAACATTGTAACAAGTATCGCGATAGTCTCGAAACGTCATCACTTGAGAACAAGTAATGCCCGAAAACAAGAAAGAACTATTCGAACTTTACTCGGGCGCAGTGAAGTTGGAGTTTTCGCCGGGCAGCCATCGCTACAAAGTCTCAGACGATGGGTCAAAGCCCGCGCATTGCCCGAGCGTTACAACCATCCTCAACGTCCTGAATAAGCCCGCGTTGGCGGAGTGGGCCAAAAACTGCGCGTGTAACTACATCGAGGATAATGTTCGCCTTCTCTTGGCGGGCAATAGTTTCTCCGTTGACGCCCTTTTCAAAATCATAGCAGCGGGCAGAACAGCGCACGACCGCGTACGCGAGGAAGCGGCAGAGATTGGTGTTTCGACACATGATTTTTTACGCGACTACTGGCGCGGGTATTCATCGGGAGTTTGCCCGAAGATGCCCGAGGACGAAAGAACCGTAAAGTGCATTAACGCGGCCCTTAACTGGTTTAGCGACCATAAAATTGAACCTTATGCGGTCGAGGAGCCGCAGTACAGCCGCCTGCACAAGATTTGCGGGCGGCCTGATTTGATCGCCCTTGTGGATGGCGAGTTGGCCGTGGTAGACTACAAGAGCACAAAATTTTTATACCCGGAAGTCGCCTTACAAATGTGTCCGTATGCGAAGATGCACGAAGAAATGCACGGGCAATTTCCTGCGGTACGGTGGGGGCTTCGCTTGGACAAGGAAACGGGCGAGTTTGAAGATAAGCGATACAAGCCCGAAACTTTCGACTTGGATTGGGACTCGTTCAAGTGCTGTCTGACTTTGTACGAGAGGTTCAAGCATCTGCGTCGCAAAGAGAAGAAAGACTTTCTGGAAGGACTATGACGCCCGAGCAGAAACAAGGCCGAATGCGAGTGATAGGTCGTAACGGGCCGATTCACATTCACGCGAGGACGGATAACGAAAACGTCGATTGGTTTCGTTACCACACTGCCCGAGCATCAGGCAGGTTGTCGGAATATTGGTGCGGGCGAATGCAGTGGTATTTTTGGTATCATTCGTCACCCGCGACGCTTACAGACGATCTTTTGACCAATTTGGGTGATACCTTGTACACTTTCCGTACATTTCGGGAAGCCTGTGACAAGGTGAAGGAGATTTTCAGTGAGTAATTTTCCGGCAGGACTTTCGGGCTTCACGACATATCCGGGATCGCTAATATCCACGGGTGCCGTCAGCAACAGCAGCGCACAAAGTTACTGCTCTTGCGGGGCCGTTGCCACAAGAATTTTCTTCAATCCCAAGGGAATCAGTTACAATCTAAGCGAAGTAACGCCTTGCCTGACTCTGTGTAGTGGCTGCGACTTTCGGTACACGGTTGCGCGGGCAGCGGGTCGCTCGGAAGAGTTCATTGTCGAATACGAAGAAAAACAGAGAGTACGGACAGAGGAAGAAGCCGAGCGACAACGGGCGATGTTCCATCAATATCAGCAAGCGCAGCAACAAGCGCAGTATGTTGTTTACGGGCAAGACGTGCAAAACGCCGGGCAAACTAGTATGGAAACTGAAAGAGCAGCGCAAGGGCTACGCACTGTACAACAGGCGGATGATTGCGGAGAAAACGTAGCGTACGACGAGAAAAGCGGGAAATTCTTGCCCGTAAAACCGTGGTGGAAGCGTTGGTAGGGAGAAAGAATGGCGTATAGTCCGGCAGCAGTAGTTTCGGGCTTCTATTGTGCGTGCGGGCAGCCGGGGATAAATTTCTACCCTATAGGGCGCCGCTGCCCCCTATGCGAAGGGTGTAAATTCCGATTTATAGTCATGCAAAGCGCTGGTCGAGGAGACGAGTTTTTGGCAGACTACGACGAACGGTATGCGTATAGGTATCAAGTGAAATACGTAATTCCAAAACGGGGCTAATGAAGAATGTATAACAAGAAGCCTCTGTACCAACCTTGGAACGAAGAAGAGTTTTTATCCGACGTTCGCGTGCGCGGGTTAACGTACGTTCAACGGTGGATGTACAGAACGCTTCTACAGGCCGCGTTCTTCCACAGCACCCGCCCTTATCTGCCCAACGACGACCGAATTTTATGGGTTTTGGCGGGCTGCGAGTCGCTTGAACAATGGCGGGCAAATAAAGAAGAAATTCTTGAACTTTTCACCCTTTCGAACGATTCCAAACTACTAGGAAATAAACGGGTTATTGAAGATTGGCAGAGACTTGAGGAGTCCCGCGAGAAGATGGCGGAATTAGGACGGAAGTCAGCGGCGGTTAAACGCACGTTCAACGCACGATCAACAAGTAAGAGAGAAAGTAATAGTAAGAGTGAAAGAGAGAGTGAAGTGAAGGTAAGTGATTCCCCCCTCTCTCTCGAACAATTCGCGGACAAGGTGCTGTGATGTCAATCCAGAAGAAATTACGGAAAATCTGTTTGGTAACACTTGGCTGCAAAGCCGAGACGTGGGACAACGTGTGGGACGAAGTGAAGGAATTGACAGAAGCCTTCGGTGAACGCCGGGTAACCGAGGTATTCGAAGAATGGGCAGAGGTTCGTAAAGGTGACATGATTGCCCGCCCGATTCAAGAGTTTTCCAAAATCGCTCCGGGCCTCTGTACGGGAACAATACAACTAAAACCCAAGGGAGATTTGTTCGCGCTCTTGAACGAATTGGCGGTTGTTTCCAATAATCGGGCGATTTTCGACCGCGAGCGACAGGCGGCTATCGGGCGGCTGTTGGCATCCCACTCGCCCGCAGACATCAAAGCAGCTTTTGCAGAGTACTATAGTAACATTGAGGGTGACGACTTCTTGGTCAGAAACGCCGCCCGGACGTTTGTGGAAGCCGCCGAGCAGTTGCTTTATGTGCGGGCGAGGCGAGCGGAAGACGCTCGGGCGACAGCCGAGATGGTTAGAGTCTGTACGGAAAATGAACAGCGTCGGGCGGCGGAAGAAGCGGCAGAAATTGCTCGGAAGGAATCGGAACTTGCTGATTTAATTGAAGATACGCTACCGGAAGGATAGTATGTTTTGTAAAGAATGCACAAAGTTTTTCGCACCGAAAGATAGCCGTCGCCGCACTTATTGTTCTTGGAATTGTCGAGATAGTGCAAAAAGAAAACGACACCCCGATACGGAGAGAAGATACCTAAGCATGAGTACGGGCGATATTGGCGCAGTAGGGGAGTTGAAAACGGTAGTGGACCTAATGAGTCGCGGGTTTGAGGTCTTTCGGGCGGTGAGTCCCGCAGCATCTTGCGACTTGATAGCCTTAAAAGAGGGTAAGTCTGTCAGAGTTGAGGTTAGAACAGGGCGACGGGGCCGGGATCGTGTGCTTTGTAACCGCAGAGGAAACTACGATATTTTGGCTGTGGTTCTGCCGGACGGTAATATTCATTATGAACCTCTTTTAAATAGCGCCTAGCGGTTGTTTCTATAGGGTAAATTCGGAGGGTACGGGCGATCAGCGTGGTTAGAGACCTTGAAATCGCCCTAGGGCACGGAAACCGCTAAATATGAGTTGTACAGAAAACGGACAATGGCTAAGAAATCTACGGGCAACCGAACGGCAACGGGCGTAGCGGCTTTGGCTAACCTGTATTACGACAAGGCCGTGATTGCGAATTTGAAAGCAAACACAGCCTTTGGTACTTGGAATTGGAAGTGTGCCTGCGGGCAGCCTGTAGCGCATCGGGCGACCATAGCGCATACGAACCGACGATTCAAGAGACAGAAGCGTACACTGATTCCGTTGTGTGAGGGATGCAATTTCCGGTTTACCGTTATGAAAGCGGCGGGAAGGGCCGATGAATTTGTTCGGGCATACGATAAGCAGCGCGACGCCCGTGAAAAAGAAACAATCGACATTTTGAAACACAACCCGTTGCCCGCAAAAACGGGAAAGACAATCCAGATGTATCAGTACAACACGCTAACGGGCGTGACGAAGCCGAAACCATGAATGGGCGACACTACAACACCGTGGTTATGGACGACGTGTTAGAATCGGAAATAGTTTGTCTGGTTTGCACTAGCCCGCACGGAGATAACGTACTCGGGCTTTGCGACAGTCACTACTTCCAGTACGTGACAATGTGCGCTGCGGGGAGGCGGGACGAGTTTGTACAGAAAATGGACAAGGATGGCTTTATCGGGCGAGTCCGACATCGCCAGCAATACAGGTACAAACCGATGTATGATTGGCCGATTGCACCATGAGCAACGAATACCTGACGGCGGAGAATATTCGCACAGCGGTGAAGTCTCTTGAAGCCGCGTCCACGAGGCCCGTGACCGCGACTATCGGGCAATATGCGGACTACTTTTCAATGTCCGACATGTGGTTCGGTATGTCGTGCTACTGTTGTGGACAAAACGCTAAATGGTCGGGCGATCATCACGCCCTCTGCGACGGCTGCCACTTCCGCCACACGGTTATGAAGGCTGCCGGGCGAGAGGAAGAGTTTTGGGCGTCGGGTAGCCCGAAGCCTAGCCCACTTGGAGAAATGGCCAACGAAATGTCGTATAGATTGGGCGCAAGTTTAGACGCGATGATTAAGGCGACCGCAGACGGGTCTGTAAAATGAACAAAACATCGTTTTATCCCGGCCAGATTATCAATGCAGACCCCGCAGATTTTACAAGCATGTCGTGGAGTACAAATTGTCGATGCGGAAAGCCCGGAAACAGAGCGGTCGAATTCCACGTTCGCTTGTGCGAAGCCTGTTTCTTTCGGTATACTGTGATGGAAGCGGCGGGCAGAGCGGTAGAATTTTGGGAGGCGCATAACGCGCTGCCCGAGATAGGCGGCTGGGTATCATACAAAGTTCGCTACACGGCGTCGTTGCCCGACACAACAATGAGAATCCGAAGAATCAAAGCGAGCGAATCAACAACATGATTCACAACGGGCATTGGACGCATCCGGAATTGTGGCAAATGTGGGCGAGCGTGCTATTGACGCCCGTAAACACTTTGGCTATTCTGTGGATGCTTTGGAGGCGCGGGCGATGATGAATTACAAGTGGGATTCGGCAGCAATCAACTCTCGCACAGAACGCAAGCATACGCGCATCGCCGCGCAGCGAGAGTGGATAAGCGACGTAGAAGCTGACCCAAAGCAAGAGCAACGAATCGCCCGTCAAGAATGCGCTGTTTGCTTCTACACCACCAGAATCTGCGGGCAAGGATTCACGTCCTTCAACTGCCAAATGTGTGGGCGAGAAGAAACCTATGCCAACACTTGCGTCCCGGCTCTTTGTTTGACGTGCGCGGTCGAAAACGGATTGTGCCACGACTGCGGGTCGGATATCGACTTGCTTGTACGGAAAACGGATAATGCCCGATAGCCTTGCATCCTTTTGGCGGTTTGCTGCATCTAATACAGTAGCAGTAATCCCGCCCGAAGGAACCCCAAGTGTATAAAATTTACATAGTACGAAACACCGTCAACGGCAAGATTTATGTCGGGCTCACGGGAAAGACGGTCGCGAAAAGGTGGCGAGCGCATGTCGCCAATTCTCAGAAGAAAAACCCGAGCCAATACCTCGCCCGAGCGATCAGGAAACACGGGGCCACTAATTTTACCGTGCGTCAAATTGACAAATGCGATACTCGTCAAACGGCGTGCGGCCTTGAAATGGCCTATATTTTGCTGTATCAAGCAACTAACCCAGAGTTGGGGTATAATTGCACTTTAGGCGGCGATGGAATAAACGGGGTTACGTTCAATCACACCGAGGACGCGAAGGAGAAGATCAGTAAAGCCTTGAAAGGAGTACCCAAACCTGCGGGCTTCGGTAAAAAAGTATCCGCAGGCAAAACTGGAAGAAAACTAAGTGCGCGAGGGTGTAGAAACATAAGCGAAGCGCACAAAGGTAAACTTGCTCCCAACCGAAGAACAGATGTATCGGACGAAAATGTCGCCGCCATGTACAAGGCGGGTAAGTCTAAGGCGGAAATATCTCGTCACTTCCGTATTTCAGACGCTACTGTTGGTCGGCGTTTAGCGGCGGCAGGACTCGTAACCGGATACAAGAAAAAGGCAAAATGGTGGATGACGCAGATCAGCTAAAAAAACACCCTTCTGTTCTTCAGTTATACACGAGCGCGGTTCGACTAAAGCGCAACGGAAAAGAACTAGAAGGACTTTGCCCGCTGCACGCGGAGGGTACGCCATCTTTCAAACTGCGCCAAGCAGCAGACGGAACGTACCTATGGAATTGTTTTGGGTGTGACCAACAAGGCGGAAACATATTCCAATTTCTACAAAAACTGAACAAGATCAGTTTTAATCAGGCGGTTTCTATCGTTCGGAAACATGTAGAAGGTTCGTGGACAGGAACGAAAGAAGTCGTAGAACAAACCTTTAAGCCTCTTGGACTAGAAAACAAACCCAAGCGGGTCTACACGAGCGATGAATACAGAGCATTGGAAACCGCGCTGGCCAACAACTCCCCGGCCCGAGAATATCTTCTTCGGGAACGCGGCATAACGTATGAGACCGCCAAGTCTCTGCGGTTTGGCTATCGACAAAGTTTGCTGTATCAAGACAAGAAGACAGGCGCGACGGGGTGTTACGGCGGGGAAGGCAATTTGCCTGTAGGCGACAAGGGGTGGATCGCCTTTCCGCATATTCGAGACGGTAAAATTGTAGGAATCAAGTATCGCAGTATCGCAGGCAAATTTATGGCCCGTCAACCGGGGATGGACGTTTGGCTATTCAACGCCGACGACGTGGACATGTTGGAACCCGTGTTTCTCGTGGAGGGAGAGTACGACACCGCTTGCCTGAAACAGATGGGGGCGAAGGTTGTATCAATTGACAACGCGCAACAGCAAATAACCCCAGAAATGAAGGATCGCTTGCTCGAAGCCGAGTACGTAGTCCTAGCGGGCGACAACGACGACGCGGGCCGGAAGGCGATGGAAAAGCTATGGGCGGAAATGAAGGAGCGCACGTACTTTTTACAGTGGCCCGCAGGGATCAAAGACGCCAATGCCTTCTGGGATTCGTGCGGACGAGATTTGTCCGTTTTCCGTACAAAGATTGACGCCCTCGTTCAAGAAGCCAAGAGTCGTCCGATGGCGGGCATCTACAGCCTACAAGAATCCCTGATGAACAACACGGAAGAGAATGTCAAGGATGACCCGAATCGTTTCCGGTTCTCTCTTCCGAGCGTAGACCGGATGGCGATTATTTCTCCGGGCAGCGTGGTCGGACTTATGGCCACGAGTACCGGGCAGGGCAAAACCACGTTTGTTCTCCAAGAGACATTGGAATCCGCCCGGAAGTACGGGGAAGTCGTCCTGAATTATCAGGCGGAATTGACTATCGAACAGGTTGCCCGCATAGTCACGGCGCACACGCTCCGAAAGCATCGTCTGGAATTGACGAAACAGGACATGCAGGACGCCGCCCGAATGTTAGGTTCAGCCAAGTATTATGTCGGGAGAAACGCGACGCTGACGACAATCACGCCCGTGCTGGATTTGATCGAAGCCGCCATTCGCCGTTTGTCGCCCACGGTCGTCGTGTTGGACAACATCCACTATTTGGTCAGAAACGAAACGGATCAAGTGAAGGCGATGGAAAACGCGATGCAGCGTATAAAATCGCTCGCGGTTCTCTACAAGTTGAAATTCTTCGTCCTCGGAGCGCCGAAGAAAGCGGAATCGACCGCCAAGGGAAAGCAGTTGCACGTAAGCGACGCCCGTGGTAGCATAACGTTTGGCGACGACTCAGATGCCGTGTTTACGATCCATCGGGACATGCTGACAAATACCGACGACAAGAAGAACGACTATAGCCCGCAGACGCGCTTGAGGTTGGTCAAGGTTCGCGACAAGGGTCCGGGTGACGCGGAGGTTGACCTTATCTTCGTTGGAGAAATCGCAACGTTTGCGGAAGCGGTTTACAACCAAGAACCGAGCATGTTCCAATGAAAAAGTGTTGTGTCTGCAAGGACTATCTTC